CGAGCAGGCCGTAGACCACAGGACCCACGCAGCCGCATTGCGACACCTCCGGCATCCGAGCATTAGCCGAGGCTTGAGACCATTTTATGAGTAAATTCGGCCGCTTTTGGCTGTATTTGTCCAATGAAAAAGGGGTGATATACCAATCGACGCTAAAAAACAGAAAATACTTGCTGCACTATTGAGTGCGCCAACGAAAGAAGCTGCCGGAAAGATTGCAGGCGTGAGTGTGAAGACCATCAACCGTTGCTTGCAAGACGCCGAATTTTCGGCAGCATACAAACATGCGGCCGCCGGGATCATGGACAGGGCAACAAGGCAGCTACAACAGAATTTGACCGCCGCAATAGACCGGCTGGGGGCCATTGTCGCAGACGATGAAGAAACGAGCGCGAACCACATTACAGCGGCGCGAACGTTGCTTGACTACGGTCTGCGATTCACCGAGTTCAACGACGTCTTGAAGGAGCTGGAGGAGGGCGGCGAAGATGTATTATGACCGTCTGAAAGCGCGCGTGAGGGCAACCAGCGCGATCAAGCGGCAGCAGCGAGAGGCGCAGGCGCTTATTGACAGCATAGACGTAAAGCAACATATAGCCCCCGTATATTTCCCGCTGCATGACGATTTGAAAGAGGGGAAGCACACCACATTCAACCTCCCCGGCGGGCGCGGCTCCTGCAAGTCCTCCTTTACCTCTTTGGAGATTGTGAGCGGCATTATGGCAGATACCACGGGACAGAGCAACGGCATTGTATTCCGCCTTGTGGGTGCAACAATGCGGGATAGCGTCTTTTCTCAATTCGCATGGGCCATTGATACGCTGGGCGTTTCCCATCTATGGCGCGGGCGTGTGTCCCCCATGTCCTATACTTATCTCCCGACCGGCGCACAGATCCTTTTTCGAGGGCTGGACGATGCAGCCAAGTTAAAAAGCATCAAGCCCAGGCGCGGCGTGTTCCGCTATGTGTGGCTTGAAGAATTTAGCGAACTTCCCGGCCCGAACTTTACGCGAAACGTTATGCAATCGGTACTTAGAGGACAGGGACCGGGGGCTATCGTGTTCCGAACCTTTAACCCGCCGCTCTCATCCAGCAGCTGGGTGAATGTGTTTATACGGGAGCCGGACGAAAAGGCCGTTACGCTGCTGACAGACTATACCATGATCCCCCCAGACTGGCTGGGCGAGAGTTTTCTTTATGAAGCTGAACGGCTGCGCGATGTAAACCCGAAAGCCTATGAACACGAATATTTAGGCGTACCGACCGGCACCGGCGCGGAGGTTTTTCCGGCGCTGGAAGTGCGGGAGATCACCGCCGAGGAAGTACAGAATATGCAATACTTCTTTTCCGGCGTGGACTTTGGCTTTGCGGCAGACCCCGCTTGCTTTATCCGTTGCAGCTATGACCGTAAGCACGAGACAATCTACATTCTGAACGAGATTTACAAGCGCGGCATGAGTAACCGGCAGCTTGCGGAGGAAATCGCCCCGCTTGTGGAGGGGGACACCAAAGGCAGCAGCTACCTTTCCCCGGTAAGCGGCTTGTGCTTTCAAGATCACAGCGACATTTATTGCGATTCAGCAGAGCCGAAATCCATAAGCGATCTACGCGACCACGGCTTAAAGCAGGCCAGAGCTTGCCACAAAGAGCCGGGATGCGTGGCGTATCGCATCAAGTGGCTGCAACACCGGCGCATTGTGGTTGATCCTGCAAGGACGCCAAACGCGGCGCGGGAGCTTGCAAACTACGAATACGAAAAGGACAAAGACGGCAATATGCTTTCCTCTCTCCCCGACAGGGACAACCACAGTATAGACAGCCTCGCTTATGCGTTAGACCGTGAGATTTACCGCAAGCGAGGGCAGAGCGCTTAAAGAAAGGAGAAAGTCATGGGCTATATGCGTATCAAGTGCCACTATTGCGGCGGCACATGGGAAGTGTACGGGCGAAGCGTCACCAATGGGGACTATGCCCGCACCTGCCCGCATTGCTTCAAGGCCATTGAAAGGCAGACATGGGAAAAGCAGATCATTCCGGCGTTTCATGCGCTGGACGATGCAAACCGCGAGCTTGTAAAGGACAGCAGCGGCTATCACTCCCCGCTTTTTGAGGTCAGCTATGAGGCCGACAGCGTATTCCGCAACGGCTATGAAAACTGTCCAAATTTGGACTGAAAGGAAGCACATGGACATTTTGAAGGAACACCCCCTAATTGACGCGCACGGCAAGCGATACCGTGAAGTCGGCCGGGGCTGCATCGAATATGCGCCGACCCTTGTAACCTCTGCGGGCGAAGTGCCGATTGGAACAGTCATTTATAAGAAGATACAGGAAGAGCCACCCGCACAAAGAAAAGATTGCCCCTTTCAGGGTGGACTATACCCGAAATGCAAAGAGGACGATTGTGCTTTTTTCAAAGGCGGCAAGTGCAAGCCGGGAGCGGCGCAGGCGGGCAGGTGTTGCCCTTTCCCCGCGCATTTGATTTGCGGCGATACCTGCGCCATGTATAAGAATGGGCGCTGCGGCCTTTTTCCGCAGCAGAAAGGAACAAAAAATGAGCGAGTTTAACCATTTTGCAAAAGAACTTGACGCGGCTTTCAAGGCGGCCCGGGACGAATACGCCGCCGCGTATAACGCAGTAGAGCAGACCCGAAAAGCCATGCAGGACGCAGGCCAGGACGCGCTGAAAAGGCAGATTGCTACGCTCCAGCTCCAAGAGGCAGAAACGAAAATGCGACAGGAAGCGGCGCGCATCTGGACGGAGTTTGACGCAAAGGCCGCAGACCTCCGCCGCGCATTGGAAAAGGAAGTACGGGCAAGCAACCTTGCTGATCCTTCCGCCATTGACAGCAACGCCGTTGAGTTGATGAAAACCGGCGTTCTGACGGTGGATGATTATTTCAGCTTTGCAGACAAATACGGCGAAAACATGACCATGTTAAAGCTGATCGGTCACTATGCAAAGGAAGCAGCAGACAGCGCCGACGACCGAAAAGACAAGGTTGCTTTAACCGTTCTCGCGCAGGATTGCGCCAAAGGCACGGGAAAGACCTTGAAAGCGTGGGACAGCATGATGACCGCCGCCAACTATTGCAGCGGGCGCGGCGGCAGCGGCAACCGGCGTCCTACTCCCGGCGTAACGCTTAGTATGGGCGAATGGTGGGAGCAGCTTTCCGGCGAGATCATCGAGAACTTTTAAGGGGGGTGCCACATGGTATTGATGCTTTGCGGAGCGGCTGTGTTTGCCGCCGGCACATTCTGCGGGGCCGTAATGGTTTCTATCGGGATCCAGCTTGAAAAGAGGCGAGCAAATGAAACACAAGGCAAAAAGTAAAGCTTGGGCGCGAAAGTATGTGAAAGTCATGGGCCGGAATGTATTGGCCGCGTTTGATATGGGCTATGAGGATGGAGCTGCCGGAAAGCAGCGGCAGGCTCCTCCTTTCCCAGAAGAAATACAGCCGGGGACACCTGCTTATGGTGCGGTAGTTTTTGCGCAAACAATGTATGACAGAGGGTATACCTTCGGAAAGGAGATGGCAAAATGAATTTACTTGACCTTGCCGTCAAAATCACGGTTGATGACAGCGGTGTTGACAGCAGCCTAAATAAAATAACGTCCTCGTTCGAAAAGGTCAAAAACAACGTCGGCTCTGTGATAAAGACGGCTTCAAAAATTGGCGCAGTTGTTACCACAGTCGGAACAGCGTTAACCGCGGTCGGTGTAGATACCGCCGCTGAGGTGAGGGCAGAGGCAAGCGCGTTTGAACAGACCTTCGGTGATATGCAGGACACCGCTACAAAGGCAATTGGGCGCGTAGCTGATGAATCCGGCATCTTGCAGACGCGCTTGAACGCACTCGGCAGCAAGATCTATGCTTTTGCCCGGTCTTCCGGCGGCGATGCGGTAGAAAGCATGAATCTGATGGAGCGCGCATTGAAAGCGGCGGCAGACAGCGCGGCCTATTATGATACCAGTGTTGAGCAGGCTACAGAAACGTTGCAATCCTTTTTGAAAGGGAACTTCGCCAACGACGCAGCCCTCGGACTTTCGGCCACGGAGACCACGAGAAACGCGGCCGCTATGGAGCTTTTCGGGCAAAAGTATAATGAGCTTTCCGAAATCCAGAAGCAGGAAACTCTTCTGAAAATGGTGGAAGATTCGCAAAAACTATCCGGCGCACTGGGGCAAGCTTCACGCGAGGCGGACGGTTGGGAAAACGTTCTCGGCAACCTGAAAGAATCGTGGAGACAGCTAAAAGCCGCATTCGGTGAGCCTATTCTGGATTCTGTAACGCCGATGCTTCAATACGCAACGGCGGCAGTGCAGGATTTTACGGCAAAAGTGGATTGGGAGAAAGTGGCAAATGTCATTACGACGGGGTTTGATTCCGCTGTAGACGCTTGCAAGACTTTGATGGACACGCTCAATCAGATCATCCCCGTTGTCGGGGTCGCTGCCGGCGCTTTTGCCTCGCTCAAGGCAGGAATGGCGATTCAACATCTTGTTCAGGGCTTTCAAAATGCACAGGTTGCCATTTCGCTCCTGACTATGGGGCTGAATAATACGACACTTGCACAGGCCGCATTAAACGGGACGATGACTGTCGGTGAGACGATCGTAGCGCTGCTCACAGGGAAAATGACCTTAGCGCAGTTCGCGCAGGCTGCTATGACAAAAGGACAGCTTGCCTTGAACACCGCATTAAGCGCAAATCCCATCGGGGCAGTCATCGCCGTTGTTGGAGCGTTGACGGCGGCGGTCGTTGTGCTATGGAACACAAATGATGATTTTCGCAATGCGATTATTTCTGCATGGGGAAAGATCACAGAGACGATCTCCGGCGCAGTGTCAGCGATCAAAACTTTCTTCACCGAGACTATCCCAAATGCGGCGCGGACGGCGCTTGACTGGTTCCACAGCATTCCGGAGCAGATGAAGGAGGTCGGACGAAACCTTCTTATGGGGCTTTGGGATGGCATCACCGACAAGGTGGAATGGCTCAAGGGTAAAGTGACGGGCGTTGTGGATACCATCAAGGGATGGTTTACCGGAAAGGACGGCTTTGATGAGCACTCGCCCTCGAAATGGTCGCGCGGCGTGTTTCGCTATGTGATGGAGGGCGGCGCGGAAGGACTGAGCGACGGCCTGCCGGAGCTAATGCGCGGCGTGAGCAGCGTGAGCAGTCGCGTCAAGGATGGGCTGGACTTTGGTACGGCGTCGGTAGGCTTTGCCGATTCCGGCATCGGCGTTTCCAGCGCGGCTATTGTCAATGGAATTGCTAACAGTCCGGCGCAGACAATAAACTTGCTTGCAAATCTTGTCTTGCCGGATGGCAGCAAGATTGCATCCTTTATATTCGACGATCTCGTTAAATACGCAGCCGCTAACGGGACACCAATTGCAAATCCGCAAATGGCGTAAAAAGGAGGCAGCGATACAGAGGCCACCAGCCGGAGAAAGACCGGCAGCAGGC